CTTAACTTGAATTTCTTTAAAGAACCAATCGGTGATTATTCTCGCCACTTCACCTGATAGACAAATATCCCCACAACTAGGCAAGAACGTATACTGTAGTTGCTTCGCTAATGCGTCTTCCTGTAGTGGGGCCACACAAGGAACCTCGGACCAATCTTCACGAGCCCCACCCCAATAGATAAACCGTGGCAAGAATCCCGAGCGCCAGTCACCTTGCTGAGTTTTCTTTTGAAACACATCTGGCGGGATAGCGCCGAGAATAGACAACCGAGGGCGTTCGACCGTTTTTAAACCGCCACCCTTGGTTTTTCGATCTTTGGGCGTACCGCCCCACATCTTTAGGAGCCACGATTGCAGACCGATGCCATAGCTACGCTGCGCTGCGTCCAAGAGGCCCGATAACTCTTCCTGATATAGTAACGAGGTAGGTTGCTCTGCTAGAGTATCGTGCCAGGCTTCGATCGAAGCATCATCCGGCAAGAGGAATTGCGTGCCCGCGCGTTGCAGCAAACCTACTCCGAGCTCCATAACCTTACTTTTACGTGCTCCCGAATTACCGATCAGGGCTTGCCACAGCCTAATAGGCAACACCCCTTTCATACTAGAATTCGAAGATGTTACAATGACTTGACACTTACCTGCCGCAACAGCAAGAATACCTAATCCCGTGCCCAAAGCGAATGAGCTGGGAGCGTCGGTGCACACAGTCACATAATCCAAAAAACCCTTTAAAAACCCGGTAGGTAGCCCCACGGCGGCGATATCTGCCGCGCTCGTCGCCCACGCTGGTAGTGGTGCGTTTATCTGTTTTCGCATGCTGGCAGGAATATCACAGTGCCAACGGCCGGTCAAACCGGAATCACCGTTGATCGCATGTTTTCATTGTGGTACACTATGCGCGTTTCCCTCAAGGACTAACAAAAAGACAAAGGTGCCCATGAAACAACTAGGAACTGACTGGTTCTCACTTGACGCCGAGGAAATCAAGTCTTACGCTGCTACCGCCAGGGGTGTGGGTGTATTCTCTTCTCCCGGTGTCCGATGTTTAATGGGTGCTTCCAACGACCCTCCTAAAGTAGTGGACATTCACCGCTCACACATCCCACTTCTTTCCGGCCTTTCCTCGCCCATCCCCGAAGACCGTCACGAGCTCCCCACCGCGTCGAAGGACTGGCTTCGCCCCTTCCAACTCGAGGCCGTCGACTGGCTACGCGCTCGTGGCGGCGGACTGCTCGCACTCGACCTCGGCGGCGGGAAAACCGCGACGGCCACGGCTGCGGCGGATCTCCCCGTCTGCGTCTGCGTGCCCCTGACCGTCGTCGACGTCTGGCGCTTCGAGTGTCGGCGCCTCGGCTGGACGCACCACTTAGTCGATGACGTCGAAGAGTTCAAGACCGCGCTCAAGGCTGGCAAGACTGACTGCTTCATCCTGCCCTACAGCCGTACTGACAAGGCCGGGGGCTACTTCACCAAGTACCGCTTGGGAACCCTCATTGCCGACGAAGCCCACGTCCTGACTAAGAAATATGTGAGCTGGACGCAGGCGTTTCGAGGCATCCCACGAGACCGCACGATCCTGCTCACCGCAACCCCCATGCGCAACCGCCTGTCCAGTCTATGGGGTCTTCTCGACGCGACTTCACAGGGGTCCTTTGGCTGGCACGGAGCCTTTCGCGAGCGCTACTGCGGCGCGCATAAAGGGCCTTATGGGGGATGGGTTGACACCGGGCGCACGAACCTTGACGAGCTCGCCGAACGGCTCACCGAAATGATCTACAAGCGCACTCGCGCCCAGATGGGTGTGCCCCTTCCCGAGCACGTGCGGCACGTGGATTCTGTGACCCTTGAGCGTGCTTTTCCGACATTGGGTGAGATTCTTAAAGGTAACATTGCCCCCTTGGGGGCGCATCTTACTATTCTGTCGCAGTTGCGTCAACACCTTTCTACCGAAATAGCGAAAACCATTGAGCCTATTGACTATATACGCCGTTACAGTCGTGTGGTATTTTGGACATGGTTCAAGGAAACTGCGGCCATTCTCGCAGAGCGCATACGCAGTGATGCGCGCACGGCCACTGGCTGCCCTGTAGACGTCATTACGGGTGAGTCGCCGACGAAGAGCCGCACCAAGATCCTCGAGGAGTGGGGCGACCCTGCGAACGTCGACAAGCCTCGAGCGCTCATCGCCTCAATCTCGGCGGCCGGCGCCGGCATCGCTCTTTCGAACGCACGGGCAGCCGTGTTCGTCGATCTGGACTGGACTCCACTCAATATAGTTCAGGCCGAGAAGCGGCACCATCGTTTCGGGTCCCATTTATCGTCTCTCGATACACACTACCTGGTAGCCCCTGGAACGATACAGGATGATATGGCAATGGCCCTATTCGATAAACAAATGGACGCCGAAGCAGTCTTCGGAGAAGATGGAACAGTCGCGCAAATGCGATCTTTGCTTGACGAAGAGGTCGAATTGAGCGAAACTGAAGTCATCGAACAACTCGCAAAGAGGTTATGGACATGACTGAGAAGTTCAGAGTGCTCGAAATAGTGAGTCAGTTCCTGGACGATAATGAATATGATGGCCTGTTTAACGACGCCTGCGATTGCGCTTGTAGGGTTAGTGACTTGGCACCATGCTCAGATGTGTGCTGGGACTGTCAACCAGGCTACCTACACAATAAACTAGAAAAAGGTTCGGGGTTTAAAATAGGGCTGGATAAACCGGCCATAGGCGAAGCTATCAAAACCACTTGACCCTATAGGAAAAATTTGTATAGGATTATTCACGATTTTTGACTAGAACCAAATTGAGTCCCGATATATCGTAGGAGGTCGCCGTGCAAACAGCAGTTTTGAACGCCCCTAAGAAGGCAACTCTACTCGAGATAATGGATAACTATCGAAGAATCCTCTTCGAAATCGACGACGCCGAGGGTGTACTCGAGGATGGGCTCGAGGAAGCGCTCACCGCGGCCGAGGGCGCCCTAACCGACAAGGTTGACCGCGTGCTGTGGGTTGCTGCCGAAGCGGCCAAGAATGCCGAGCTCTACAAGGAGCGCGCCCAAGCCTTGGCTGACCGAGGCAAGCGCCTCGCCAAGGAGAGTGAGAGACTCAAGGAGTATGTACATGGTACGTTGCTCACCCTCGGGGTGAAGCGGCTCGAGACGGCGCATTACGTGGCCACAGTCGCCGACTCGCCGCCGTCCCTGGGTGTTCTCGAGGGCAAGGAGAACAAGCTCTTGGAAGAGCTCACAGATGACAAGGGCTGCGCGCGGAGCTTGTGGGAAACGTGCCAGAATCCGCCTCGCGGAGTGCGGGTCAAGCTCGAGCTCGACAAGAAGGCGCTGCTCGAGGACCTCAAAGCTGGTAAAGGCGGCGTGTGGTGGTCAAACTACTTGTGGATCATCAAGGACCGCACCAACTTGAGGGTGAGGTGAATCGTGCAACCTGAGTCGATACTCGCCGACGTGCCCACGTGCCCCTACTGTCAGACTGCCAAGAGCCTCTACAGTGGGATCACCTACATCACCGCGGCACTCACCCTGCGCTGTTGTCGCTGTGACAAGCTGTTTGAAGTTGTGCCCGTGGTAGAGATTCACTACCACTCGAAACCCGTAAAGGATTGACACATGCCTCGAAACACATTGGAAAAGGTCTGGTACGAGAGCAAGAAGTTCATCGCATTCCTGCTTATGGAAGTGGTGCTAGGCGCCCTCATGTTCTACACCGTTTACCGCAATCTCGAGATTGGTTGGCCTGTGACGACGGTGCTAATCGCCCTCATCTTCAACATGGGGTTCATCGCCGTGGCATTCAACGCCAAGCAGGCTGAGCTTGACCGCTACATCCGGCTTGCGTCCCTGGTGGGCAGTGCGTCGGGACGGCTCAAAGAATCGTCCGAGGAACTCAAATAATGGTTGACAGGTCAAACCAACGACAGATTCTGACTGCTTTGAGGGCCACCCTCGACCCTGATTTCAAGGTCGATTTCAAGGAAGACTTCTGGTTCACGCGCCTGCTCCAGTTCTGCGGGCACTCGGCGTCAATCATCCTAGGGCATACGCTCTACGTGTCGCGCACGCTCTTAGCCAACCTCACCGATGCCCAGGAAAATGACCTGTGGGAGCAGTTATATGCCCATGAGGGCATGCATATTGCGCAGCGGCAAGACATGGGCTGGCTCACATTCCATAGGCGGTATATGAATCCACAGCTCACCGCCGGCGTGGTTTGGCTTGTGTGCGTGGCGGCACTCGCTGTGGCGTGGATACTGGATTTGATGGGTAATTTAGAGCTATTCTTCGCCTTGGTGGCGTCCATTTTAGCTTGCGGCTCAGTGGCTGTCAATCCTTATCTAGCTCGCTGGCGAGCTCGGATCGAGATTGAAGCCTACGCTACGATTTTCTACATCACCCCCTTTGACAAGCAGGCGGCTCTCTTTGGCCCAATGATTGACTTGGTGTGGTGCTGTCTGAATAGCAGCACTTATCTGTGGTGCGGTAAGTCAATTACCCGGTCGTTTTTGTCTGCTAGGTTACAGGCGCATAATTTGGGGGCGACAACGGTCACACCTGTTATGGGATCGGTGGCCGCATGGCGCAAAAATTTGCGCGCTATTACCAACAAAAAAACTTGACACCCTTGCGCTGTCAGTGTATACATAGCATCGACATTGTAAACACTAGCAAAGAGGCAGCATTATGCGTATGTGGATGGTAGATCCTAAGCTATTGTGTACGCATCACTTGAACATGGAGCACTGCGATTTACATAAACTCGTCGCGCACCTTCGCCGAGGCCGGCGTGTCGATGGGTGCTTGTTAAAGCAGCTCGTCGACCCCTCGAGCATCTTCGAGCGGCATCGAGTTTTAGAGCAGGAGATTCAATTACGCGGCGGCCGTACGTGTAGTCCCCTGAGCGAACAAGAGTGCCGTTCATTTGGGCACTGGCATGGGTCCGTTGCCATTGATGTGGGGCGAGCTCTTTCGGACCTGGCCGGGCGTTGCGTTGATTGCGGAGCGCGGATTAGGACATTCGTTTATGTGAAACTCTCAACACCGCGGGCAACCGCCTTTATTCCCTGGTAGGAGGATCTTCGTGATCAAGACGACACAGCAGATGGTGAATGAGTTGACGCAAGGGCTCTTGGCGAAGGCAGTGGCGCCACCCGAGGCTTCCACGGCGACAGGACCGCAAATCATCACGGGGTTTGGCAATTCGGTGATCTCCTACTTCATCAAGACCTTTCCGAACGCGCTCGCGGCCGAGGGCGTGGTCGCTATGGCTTACGTTGCCTCGACGTTGGCTGTGCCGGGGTTGGTGCAGGCCACGGACTCTCGCGAAGAGGCGCTTAAAAACGTGGGCGCGCTTGCCGATCTGCTTGCCACGTCGTTCCGGCGTAGCTGCGAAGTGGGCTATGACTCGGTGAAACAACAGCAGGCGGCGCAGCCGAAGAAGCTCATCGTATTGCCAAGCTAGATGGGCACTTTTGGCGTCAATTTTCACGAGGTTTCGACGAAGGGCGGCCTGCTTGCTTCGGAGCGCTCGTGGCAAGAGGCGTTCGCCAAGGACGAGCTTTTTGGTGGGCCTAGTCCTGCCGGCAATTCGAAATGGAGTGATTTCGTGCGTTGCCCGAGGCGCTACTACTGGGCACACGTCAAGCGGTTTACGACCACTGAATTGAGTGGCCCCCTCGAGCTCGGCGGGCTTGTGCATGAGGCAATCGCGCAAGCGTTCGAGGCGTGGGTTGCCGAGGGTCCCTTGGCATTCTGGGACCGCTTGTGGGGTGTGATAGATCGTGCCGCGGAACCGGCGCCGTCGACGGCCAGTGAGGCGCGGCGATTACTCCGTGCGTGGGGCAAGTTTTGGGGTCCTGAAGGATTGCTCAAGATTCGAGCCGCTTGCCTGCTCAGTATCGAGGGCCTTGTTGAGGTGACACGTCCTTTCAATTACTCGACGCGCATTGATACCGTCATGCGTATCGGAGGTATGGTCACGGTCGTCGAGCACAAGACTGCCAGTCGAAGGTCAACCATCCTGCTCGATTCGTACAAGCTGAATCCGCAGTTTTTGGGTCAGGTGTGGTTGTGGAATCAGTCTGATTTTGCACGCGAACATGGCAAGATTCAAGCTTTTATGGTAGATCAGATCGTAAAGCATCAGGGTGACGTATTGTGTTACCAGGAAACGGTAAACATACCGCCAAAAATGCTCAAGGATTGGGAACTATCTATGAAGGCGATTGCCAAGGAAAAAACCGATTGCGAGTATTCTAATGTCTGGCCGCAACGCTTTCATAATTGCACAGCCTATAATCGGGTTTGCCGCTTTATGAATTTGTGCTTGCATGGCGACAAGACAGGACTCGTTAAGAAGAAAAAGGGTGATTTTTGATGGCCAACAAACTGCGTTTGAGTAAGTCGTCTGACTTGAAAGAAATGTTGACTTACAACGTTTTGCTCTATGGTGAGAATGGGTCAGGCAAGACGAGCTTCGCGGGCACTTTTCCTTACCCGGTGTTCCTGGTTCCCAAAATGGGAATCGGCGAAATGCGCACCTTGTCAGGTTGGGATATTCCCGTGGTGACGTTCGAGTCTATGGCTGACCTCAAAGAGCAGATTACCTTACTAGGTAAAGCTATTCAGGCGGGTACTTTGCGGTGCAATACCATCGTGTTTGATAATCTGACCACGACGCAGCTGCTCTTCGAGAATGAGATCAAGCAGGCTCGCGAGGTAGATAAGCTCGATTGGGAAGAGTGGGGTATCTTCACGAGTTTCTTCGTGAACCTCATGGCGACTTTGAGCGCGTGGCCGGTGCATTCGATCTGGATTTGCCATTCGGACAAAGAAAAGACCTTCACCTTGAAGGGCGATAGCAAGAGGTTCTTTCCTGGCAACTCTGATCTGCTGCTCTACTGCGATGCGCAAGATCTGGGCAAGCAGGGCCAGCACTGGTGGGTGTACGGGCGCAAGTTCGGCACGTGGCCGGCGCGCATTCGGCTCTCGCGGGCACACGATCAGGTTGTGCCTTTCACTCGGCTGGGCCCTGACCCGCATTACGATGACCTCGCGCCTGTGCTGGGCCTCAAGTCGTGTGCCGAGATTGAGGGGCGCTCATGAACGTAGTCACCTTCGACCTCGAGACGACAGGGCTTGACACCGAGCATGACGAAATCATCCAAATCGGTGCCGTGGCGTGGGTGCTGGAAACCGGCGAGGTGCTCGGCGCCTTCGAGGTCAAGATCCTGCCCACCGCTTACGGCTGCCAGGGGCTGGCCAAGCAACAGGCCGAGGGGTTCAAGAACTCCTACGACCCCGAGCTGTGGAAGGCGAAGGGTGTGCCTCTGACGCTCGCTCTACAGCGCTTCGCGGGCTGGGTGCGCAAATACTGCGATTGGTCGCGGAAGTCGGCGAAGGGCAACACCTATTACACTGTGCAAGGGATGGGCCACAACGCAGTAAAGTTTGATTTTCCGTTTCTGAGCCGTTGTTGCCAGCAATTAAATATCTTCCTGCCTATAGACTACCGCGTATGGGACACCTTACAATGGGCCTACGTGTATTATAGTGTGACGGGCAAAGAGCCCCCCGAGAATTATAAGTTGGGAACCTTATGCGCCGCTTTGGAAGTTCCATTAACAGACGCGCATGATGCGTTATCCGATGTATATGCGACGGTAGGGATCACCTATAAGATCCACCAAAAACTTACCATGGCGGTGCAAAAATCCCTTGACTGTGACTTGGCGTTCTAGTAAAACCCCTATGCCCAGTAAACAAAATAAACAGGAGAACAAAAAAATGGGTAGTTTCGGCGTCAACATGAACGAGTTCGAGGGCAAGCTTCCTAGCGGCGGGTTCGTGCCCCCCGATGATGGCCCGCAAGAGTTCGAAATCGTCTCAGTGTCCGAGGGCATTATCTCGAAGGGCGACCAGATGGGTGAGCGTTACTTGTCGGTCAAGTGCGTCCAGACCACGGGTCCCGAATCAGGGGCAAAGAGCCACAACGTCTTTCTGGGGCTTTCCCAGAGGGATGGGCAGTTTGGTAAGCCCATCGAGCAGACCAAGGGTTGGCTCGAGTCGTGGGGCCGCCTCGACCTCTTCGACGGTGACGCCGACGTGCAAGAACTGATCGGGACCACCTTCGCCGCCGACGTGCGTGTGGTGCCGAAGGAGGGCAGCTTGCCCAAGGTCTACTTGACCAAGATCGAAGCGCTATCCCATGTCCCTGTCACCCCGCCCGAGCCCGCTCCCGCCAAGCCGGCAGTGCGCACAGTGCGCGGACGGTAACGGCCTGAACGACCTCTTGGAGAGCTCTGCTCCCGCTCTCTCGTCGTTGCGGCCGGCGACGTTAAGAGATTCGGCCGCGCTTTTGGAGCCCTTGGCCTGGCATGTTCGTGTGTAGCCACGCTCTCATGCTTAGGTTAAGGCTCCTTCTGGGTTGGGCTGGGCCGTGTGCGGTGCAGATCACAGGCGTGGGGTCAGCTCCCCGCACACTTCGAGTTCAATGCTCGAACAATCCACTCGAGATATACCACTTCCAACGATGTGAGGGCCGTCATGAAACGCTGTGGCCGAGAAGATTGTCCGTTCTACGCGCGTGGGATCGCAGTCGCGGATCGTATACCGACAACGGAATGGAATGGCGTGCTGATTGTGGGCGAATGTCCTAGCCAGGAAGAGGCTCGTCGTGCAACGCCCTTCGTGGGCATGCCCGGTCACTTGCTCGCGGCCATCTTGAAGACCTGCAACACGAGCCTCGAGGCGACCCACACGACGAGCGCAATTCGCTGCGCCATGACCATGGGTGCGCGTCCCGCCGACGCCATTATGGAGCAGGCCCGCGTGTGCTGCGCCGAGTCGATGCTCATCGACAACATTCTCGATTTGCGGCCGAAGGCGATTCTCACGTTGGGATCGTCGGCGCTTCTCTCGGTGACTGAGCTCAAGGGCGTTGAGAACTTTCGCGGTGCAACCACACGCCAGACGTTCGCCGACAAGGACGAGCTCTTCGAGGTGCTCGTGGTTTCGACCATCCACCCCGCGGCGATACTGCACACGACCGAGAAGCACCCGTGGTTGGACCTCTTCGGGGCCGACGTGCAAAAAGCCGTGCGTCTCGCGGCAGGGCAGGATCAACTCTACGCGCCTGCGGTGCGTGCCTTTTCCTATGATCTGGTCAAGCAGATTCTGGGCTCGCATGAGGTCATCGCCCTGGACCTCGAGACAGATGGGATTGACATTCGCGAGTGCCATATCACCACGGTAGGACTCTCTTCGGTATGCCTTGACCCCACGACCGGCGCCGAGGACGTTTTCACGGTCTCGATTCCCTGCCCAAATCTACGGAAAAAGTACCGCACGAAGGACTGGGAGAAGACGTGGAAACTGCTCCGCGCGGCACTGCTCGATGTGAAGCATTCGTGGGTGTTTCACAACATGGCCTTCGACGTGCCTGTGCTCGAGCGCGAGCTCAAACTGACCGTCGCGGGGCCATGTCATGACACTCTGCTCGAGCACCATGCAGTGTACCCAAAAGCACCGCACGATCTTGAGGCTGTAGCGACCCAATTTTTCTGCGTCGAGCCCTGGAAGAGCTACTACGCGAAACGATTCCTCAACGTGGGTGACGAGGCGATTCCAGAACTGCTTTACTACAACGGGGCAGACACGGAAATGACCCTCGAACTGCACCGCATCTTGGGCCACGAGATGAACCGCGAGCAGCTCGTCGAGGTTTACGAGAATGACCGGGAGATCACGCGCTATGCAATGGACTGGGAAAGGATTGGAGTGGGCATTGACGACGAGGTGCGCCTCGAGCTCCACGACCAGTTTCGTGTAGAGGTTGACGACTTGCTTTTTCGGTTACGGGACCTGGCTGGCGATGGGGGGTTCAACCCGAACAGCTCGCCGCAACTACAGCGCATCCTGGTCGACACGTTTCAACTCATCCCCAAAAAGGTGACACAGAGTGGCCAGCTCAGCACTGACGCCGCGAGCCTCTTCGACTTCCGCGACCACCCCTTCGTCGAGCTCTTGCAGAAGTATCGTACCAAGTCGAAGCTCTTCTCGACCTACATCGACGGCTTGGCAAAGAAGGTCGGCACCGATGGGCGACTACATCCCCGCTGGAATAAGACCTCCACGCCCTCGGGCCGCTTCGGTACCAAGCCTGCCGTGCAGAACTGGCCCGACGCCATGCGCCGCATGCTCATACCGCACCGCGGGCGCAAGATCATATCAGCGGACTATTCCGCGCTCGAGTTGCGGATCTCGGTCACCCTGGCCGGCGAAGAGGATCTCATCGAGGCGTTCATTGCGGGACACGATATTCACGCGATGTTTGCCGAGACCTACTTCTCGGACGCCTGGGGCCGGGCGCTGCCCGACCAGCGAAAAGTGTTACGAAAGCACGCGAAGCCGATCACCTTCGGCGATATCTACCGCGCCGGGCCACGCACCCTGTTCGAGAACGTGCGCGAAGAGGTGCCGGGGATCACGCTCGAGGAAGTGACGATCATGCAAGCTCGCAAGCGCAACAAGTATCAGCGCCTGAACGAGTACGCGGCCTACGTGGCCGAGATCGCCAACAGCACCCTCGAGCTGCGTACTCCCTGGCTAGGCCGTCGTCGCCGCTGGCCACTCGGTGGGGCCATCGACACCGAGACCACGAACCATCCCATCCAAGGTGGTGCAGCAGATATCGTGGACGAAGCGACCAAGCGTTGGGTGCGGCGCCTCAAAGAGACTGGCAAGTACCACACCGAGGTTTGGCCCATGTTGCAGTTACACGACGACCTGCGTGCCGAGGTGAAG